CCTCGGGATGATCTGCCGATAAACTGTCGAAGATTGCCGCCGTGATGGTATACCGCGCGCCCGGCCGAAACCGGGCACCAGCGAATTCAAGGGGACGGTTCACCGTCACCCGGTAATGGGTCGGTTTGGAGGCCATGAATGGTATTTCCTTGTGTGTATTGGGGCAGCCGAGATCAGCTTTGCGCGTATTCGATCAGCTCGCTGACCAGGAACGGCAGTGCAGCGCTGACCGTCGAGCCGACAATCTTGACCGCATAGGTGCTGACCGAGGTCACGTTGAAGATCGAGGTCCGCCGCACCGTACCATCAGCCAAGACCACGTCTTCAACCACATCTGCCGCCTCGGTGCCGGTCAAACCCGCCCCGGTCAACAAAGTGACTGTGCAATCGTGGTTTGCCTCTTCAAAATGCTGCAGATCGGTGACCACCTTGACGCTGGTTGTGGGTGAGCCAAGCGTGCGGGCCTCTGACACCCAGGTGAAGGCCGTCTTGGGACGCGTGGCGACAGCTTGCGATCCAGTCAATCCAAAACCAGGCATCAGATCCGTGGTGCCCGTGAGCGTCACACGCAGCGGCAGAATGGCGGGCAGCCCCGAAAGATCAGGGCCGCTGGTATCACCATCGAGCGCCACCCAGGCCCCGTTCACTTGCACTTCGATATCGGTTCGACAGGCAGGTGGGGTCACGCCCGGGTGCAGCACATCCAGATCAAGAATGCCGCCTGCCAGCTGCAGGGCTGTCAACTCGACCGAGAGCCGCGTGCGCTCGAAGCGCGCGAAGTAAAGCCGCATCTTCATGTCATCGATGAGATTGCCCGCAAAAAAGGCGCCGTCCGTCGAGACAAAGAAGGTGCCTTGCACCACCCCATTGTCGGTATTGGTCATGGCCACATAATGATCACCGGTGGTCACCAGCACGATCGCGTATCGCCGCCCCGCCGTCAGGAAGGTCGGCGTGATGGGCAGCTTGGTTTCCACCAGCGACGGCAAGCCCACTTCCGTGGAAATCGCCCCCACCTGAATGTCGAGGACCGGCAAGGTCGTGCGGGAGATGACCCGCGACAGGTCCGGCATGCCGAAGGCCGTTTCGGTCACAAGCACTGTCACATCGCCCGCCGCGGCTTTGCGCGAGAAGTAGAGTCCCACCTGGCTGAGCCAGCCGTCTTGTGAGTTCAGGAAGGTCTGCGCCACTTGCTGGCCATTGATCGTGGCCGTCGTGGTGACCCGGTCCCAGTATTGCTCTTCATAGGTGTCGATCCAGAAGCGGCGCACCCGGATCCAATGCACATTGCCATTGGGCACGCGCGCGCCGTTCGGCATGCGGTCCGGCAGGCCATTGGTGACCTCCCAGGTCTCCCCGTCCCGGCGGAAGATATTGCCTGCAAGATCATAGGTGCCCTGGCGCCACCAGCGGCTATTGGTGCAGACCACCATGGAATTGCCATAGCGCCGCCGCGTGCGGGCGCGCGTGAGCTGGCGGATTTCTGTGGTCTCGAACGTGTATTGCGCAAGCCGGGTCTCGGAAGCGTAGCCCGTCAGATCAAGCCGGACACCATGGGCGTATTTGGGCAGAACAAAGCCGCTGCTATTGGCGATATAGACATTGTTCGGGTTCAGGAGCGCGAGCTCCGAGGTTTCCGCCCCAGCCCGCGGGAAGCGAATGCCTTCCTCGACCACCGCATCGAAATCCGGGTGGTCAACGTTCGAGCCCTCCGCCGTCAGGAAGTGGTTGGTGCCGTAGTAGATATACGACCCCGGCGCATAGACCTCGGTGCGCAACTCATCGAGCTGTTCCGTCAGTTCGACGATTTCGGCTTTGGTGGCATAGCCTGCCAGGCGATCCGCGAGCGCAGACAGGTCCGTGCGCAGCGTGTCCACTTGACCGCTGATCTGACCGCGCCAGTTTTCAAGCGCGATCGTGCGGTTTGCAATATTGCGCAGGTTCGGCAGTTGCGTCGCCTTCCATTGCTCAATCGCGACCACGCCGGAGGTGTCGAGGAGCACATAGGCGATAACCGTGACATTGGCATCTGTCGCCGGATAGCTCGGGTCTGGCCCTTCGGTGCCCGCCACCGTGGAAATCTCCGCGCGGCGCAGGCTTTCCATGGCCACAGATTGCGGCTCGGTGGTGCCGGTCTGCGCATCGATCAGAAAATCCCGCGGCTGGATATCGGTCTCGACCTCCTGACCGAAGCTCACAATCGCCACGCGTTTGCGCGTTACCAGTGGCAGCACGTTGAAGAGATCAACGATGATGTCCTCGCCGCGCGCATAGACCGCCCCGCCAGCGTAAAGCCTGCCTGCCGACAACGTGAGTTCCGTGGCCGCGGTTTTCGTGGCCGAGAATCCAGAATAAGCTTTGCCGCTTTCAACCGCGTCGCGAACGATGTGATCCATCGAGGCGCGGGCAAAGTCCTGCATGTTGTTGAGATCGGCGGATTGCAGCTCCTGCCGATCGCGGTAGATGACGGTGCGTTCCATACCTCAAACCTCTGTCAATGCGCCAAGCGTGATATCCCCCACAGCGCGGCGGTCGCCTGGTCGCGGTACGCGCCAGGTCTTTGTGTTGATCAGGACCTTGTCCCGGAGCGATTTGGCGACCATCACGGCCGCACGCGCATCGGCGACGGGCTTGGTGCTGGCGGCCACGACATAACCATTGACGAACAGGCCTGCGGTCCGCGGAGGACGCTTTCCCGTGATGCGGGTCAGCACTTCGGCCGTATAGGGCGGCATCCCAAGGCGGGTGTAGCCCAGATGGGTGGACCGCTTGCGCTCATCGAGCACGCGATCCGGATCGTGGATGTGCCAGCGATCATAGAGATGCCGCCAGGCGTTTGTTGCGGGCAGGCAGGCGCCAGAGACCCGCTGCCCTGCGGCCCCCGGAAACAGGGACGTCGCCTGCTGCGGGTGTTGTTCAGCGACCTGCTGTGGACGGACATCGATCAGATCGCCCTTGGGTAAAATGGTCGTGTATTGCTCCCGCCCCAGCCGATAGCTGTAGGTGTCATCACGCGGGATGCGCACGATCCGCTGGCGCACGCCGATATCGTCGATCAGAAACTCCTGCGTTTTCGGCGTCGCATTGAGATGAATGGCCACTGTGGGCTTGGGTGCCAGCACCACCTCGTCATACTCAATCGCGTTGAAGGCGCCAACGCGTTCTGGGGTCACGGTACGAACCGTCAGATCGGTCTCCGCGCCCCGGTCAAAGAGTTTTGCTGTGCGGATGTACTTGGTCTCAGTAATCGAGACTGGGTTGTTTGGCCCCGCGAAGGCCGTGCCAGGGCCGTCTGGTGCCGACAAAAACCGGGTGTTCCTGCCGGAAACACCCCGCGCGACGAAGGGATAGACACGCAGTTGCGCAAAGCGATCGAGATAGGCCGCGCGTTCCGCCTCGGTCAGCGCCTTTGACGGATAGGTTTTCGCCGGTGGCACGATGAAGCGCCGTGCTTCCGCCCCCATGACCGCAAGCGCCTCGGCGATCGCCGTCTGTGTACCCTTGATCGCATGAAACGGCAGCGATCGGGCTGTCCGCGCGCGTTTTTTCTCCTCCGGCCAATCTTTGTCCCAGAGATCAACTGACAGGCCCCAGGCCAGCCAGGGCAGATGTGGTGCCGGGACGGCATGGGGCTGGACGAGCTTGCGAAGGCCGATGGGCAGATCAGCGATGCGCGCGCCGGTGAGGTCAGCCGCCTCCTCGAAGGCCGTTCGGTTGTTGGGCAGCAAGGTTTCTTGAACCGTCATCGTGCCGCCTCCGGATATTTCAAGTTAGGTCGGCATCCTGTGCTTTGCTGTTGGCGCCATGCAGAGCTACACTCTGAGACAAAGGGGTTTGGCCATGACGACTTCAACAACGCTGTCACCGGACTTTGAAATCACGCTGCCACGTGATCTTTGCGTGCGACGTGGATGGGTTCCTGGCCAGGATTTCATTCTCCTGCCCAAGCCGAGTGGTGTGCTTATTCTTCCCGTCTCAAGCCTAGACGAGCTGAAAGGAATAGCGACAGGCGCATCAGCCCGCGATTTCCGTGAACGGTGATCTACGCGTCGCGCAGATCCGCGACCGTTATGTTGATGGCCTCGACGGCGTAGACCTCGGTCGGCCCCAGAACGATATCTGCAGAAGGCGAAAGCAAATCCACTGAATGCACGCCCTCCTGGTGCAGTTTCGAGAAGATGGCTGATCGACGCAGGTTCATCCCCAGCATGCGGTTTGCGTCCACCCAATCGGTCAGCGCTGTGACGGCGCGATCGCGCACCAGATTGCCATCGGGCCCCGGATATAGCGTCAATGTCGCGTTGATCGTGACCGGATGCACGGCAGGCTCCAGGACCTCGACAATGTCCGTGAGCGGCCGCACATCATTGCCTATGAGCGACAGGCGGACGGCTTCGC